GTAGAAAATCTCACAACTAAGTGGGATGAAATTCTTTGTGAAGGTGAGGAAATTACCAATCGCAAAGTAAAAAGAGCAACAGCGGTTATGCTTGAAAACCAGATGAACTATTTAACTGGTAAGACTCCAAGCATGAACGAAACATCAAGCATCGGTGGTACCATCGCACCTGACGCTGGTAATGATCAATATGCAGGTAGTGGTAACTATCACTCCAATGCAGAATTTCACAAAATTGCAATCCCAATGGTTCGTCGTACATTTCCTGAGTTAATCGCTCATGATATCGTCGGTGTTCAGCCAATGACTGGTCCTGTTGGTCTTGCATTTGCACTCCGTTTCCGTGCTGACCAAGAGTATGCTGGTCAAACTGGATCAGAAGTAGGTTACAACACAATTGATCCTTATTACACTGGTGATAACCAAGACAGTCGTGCTATGGATACAATTTCTGGTGAAGAACTTGGTTCTAATACCGCAGCATCAACTTCGGCTGATGGGTATCTACAACAAGGTCAAGCTGGTGAGGGTGTTGGTGATCGTGGTTTGGGTATCGGTAGTGGTAAACAAATCAAAGAACTAAGCATGACAGTTGAAAAAGCTCAAGTTGAAGCAGGTACTCGTAAGTTGAGAAGCCGTTGGTCACTTGAGGTTGCACAGGATTTGAAAGCAATGCATGGTCTTGATCTTGAAGAAGAAATGATGGACGTTCTTGCATATGAAATCACTGCAGAGATTGACCGTGAACTTATCAACACAATGAGAAGTGTATCTGCTAATAACGCTTCTTCAACTACATGGGATTATGCTACTGCTGATGGTCGTTGGGAAGCTGAGAAATATCGTAACTTCTACAACCTCTTGATTCGTAAGGCTAACCGTATCGCAGTTGACACTCGTCGTGGAGCTGGTAACTTTGTTGTTTCCGCACCTAGTATTTGTGCAGCACTTGAAACAACATCTTCATTTACAATCCAACCAGTTGCTACTGACGTAACTGCGGCTGTAACTGGTGTTGCTAAAATTGGTTCACTTGATGGTCGTATGACTGTTTATCGTGACACTTTCGCAACTAAAGATGATGTTGTAATTGGTTACAAAGGCCCAAGTGAGTATGATACTGGTATCATCTATCTTCCTTACATTCAGTTATTGGTTTCCAAGGCTGTGTTTGAGGATAGTTTCAACCCAACAGTTGGTTTGATGAGTCGTTATGCAATTCATCAACACATCTTTGGTGCTGAAAACTACTACATCAATGTAGCGGCACAAAACCTACCTTAGTCGGTAAGTTGATATAAGTTAAATTTAGGGATACACTTAATTGTGTATCCCTTTTTTTATACACTATATCCTGAATATTTACGAATTGGAGAAGTCTTATATTGTTTACCACGAATGATCAACACAGTGACCCCAATACTTCTTTGGGCTTTAATGTAAATATCAGCATCAGCATCCTCTTCCAAGTAAACTGATTGACCTTTCATATATGACCATCCACTAATCTCTTGTGAAATACCTAAATCAAACAACTCTTTCTTCTTAACTGAAAGCCATCCGTGATTGTCATCTGATAAAAACTTCTTTGTTACAGTTTTCATAAGTTATCCTTTCAAGGGTTTTGTCAACCAACAAAAAGATTATATCAAATAGGTTTAACCATTACAAGTATAATCATCCTACGGATAAAGAAATATTTACACTAAGAAACCAGTGTAAATATTTCTTCTATCTTCTATATAAAATACATAAATACAATTAGAAGAAATAAAATGTATAGGGATGAAACTTGGTACAGATAGTGTAGTAGTATATATCATATTACCCTCGGCGGTTAATAACCTTAGTCTAAATCATTCCAATAAATATGTAAACAGGAGAATAAAATATATGTCTCAGTATGATGAAGACAGAGCTAATTCACAAGTAAACACAAATATACTTGAACAAGAATTTGATATAGATACAACAGAAGAGAACGAACAACAAATCCAAGAAATAAGGGATATGAGAAATCAACTGGCAGAGGTTATAAGAGGTCAAAAAGATCAAGACCCTGATATCATACTCTTAACAAATATTGAGAGAGCCAACACCCTATTAGACACCGCACAGAACGCTATTCTTAATGGTGGTGAGACGAACGCACGAATGTATGAAGTGTGTGGTCAATTAATCAATTCAATCACATCAGCAGCAACATCCGTACAAAACTCATCGTTTGGATTATGGAAACATGAATACAATATGAAGATGGTAGAAGTAAAGGAAAAAGAAGTGGCTGTCAAAGCCGCATTAGCCGCAGAGAAAGCTGGGAGTAGAGTTTCAGGAACAGGTACAGATACAAATAATACTGTAATGGTTATGACCAGAGAAGATCTGTTGGATATGATTCACGCTGATGAAATACAAAGGGAGGTGTGTGTGGAAACCATTGATGATCCCATCGATGATAGTACAGAAACAAGTGAATAAGATATAAAAATTAAAAAATACAGGAGTTTCCCTAATATGAAAAAAAATTACGTTCTTGACACTAACGTGTTACTGGATAATGAAAATTGCATTGAAATTTTAAGGAATGGAGAAGAGAACAATATATACATTCCTGCTACTGTTATAGAAGAGTTAGATAAACTAAAAGGAAACCAAAAGAAAAGACATCAAGTTACAAGAGCAATAAATGTAATCAGAGAAAATTTTGAATACGTAACAATTATACATAACGGGGTAAAACACGAATCACCCGATAATTCGATTCTACGAGAGATCCAATCAAACCAAGATAAGATTACAGATGCTATCTTTGTTACAAACGATAATCTTCTAAGATTTAAGGCACAGAAATTAGGTATTGAATCAGAAGAGTTTAGAGATAGTAACCCATTTCAATCAGAATCACAACGATATACGGGGTTTGTTAATGTTGATGAGGGAGAACAATTAGAAAAGAACTGTTTTTATTGGAATGAAGGGAAACTATATTTCAATAACAAGTATGGAGAGGAGTCAGCAGTTGGCGAAAATACTGTATGGAAGGTATCACCAAGGACACAGTATCAGAAAGCCGCCATAGAACTAATTACAGACCCAGAGATTGATTTAGTGACGATACAATCAGAGGCAGGATTCGGTAAGACCTTTATCACACTAGCATCAATGTTTGATCAGGTATTTGAAAAAAAGAAATACAAGAAGATTTTTATATTTAAAGCAAACATCGAAATAGGTAATGAACTTGGGTTCTTACCCGGAGATGTCAGTGATAAAATGTATCCATATTTTAGACCTATTCAGGATTTAATGGAAAAATTACACGATCTTAGACCAGCTAACAGAGCATGGGAAGATGTAGAGACAAACAAGTTGGAACTGAATCATAAGGCAGTTGAAATGTTACCTATAAACTTTTTACGGGGTATGAACATTGATGATGCAATTGTGTTGATTGATGAGGTTCAGAACCTTGGACGAGATGAAATGAGAACGGTTCTTTCTCGTATGGGGGATAATGTAAAAGTTATTTGTACAGGAGATGTACGACAGATTGATAATATTCATTTGAATGCAGAGAATAATGGATTGAATTGGATGGTTAGATTATTCAAAGGACAACCTAACTATGGACATGTTGTCCTTGGTGGAAACAAATCAAGAGGTCCAATAGCCGATATGGTTAGAGAGACAGGTTTATAAATAAAATGTGAATGGGTGATCCTGAAATACAGGGGTCACCCATTTTAGGGAAGGTGTGTTATTGGTGGTAACGTCAAATATGATGACTATGTAAAAGCTCCTAATTTGGAATATGATTATACTCCAACGGAAGTTAGAGAACTTAATAGGTGTAAGAATGATGTATTATACTTTATTAGTCATTATATAAAAATAGTTAGTCAAGATAGTGGTGTTGAAACATTTCAACCATACGACTATCAGAGAGAACTAATACAAAACTTTATAGACAATCGTTTTAATGTATGTTTGTTATCACGACAGTCAGGTAAATCAACCATTGTTGCTGCATACGCATTATGGTTTGCATGTTTTCACAGTCATAAGAATATTGGTATCGTATCCAACAAAGCTGATGCCGCAAAGAACTTTTTGGCACGACTGAAATACATGTATGAATTATTACCAGTTTGGTTAAAACCCGGAGTTCCGGGATGGGCACAGACTACCATAGAGTTTGACAACCATACAAAGATTTATATTGCGGCGACATCAAAAGATTCATTTCGTGGTGAGCCGATGGGAATGTTGATTTGTGATGAGTTTGCTTTCGTTGAACCTTCATGGAAAGCAGATGAATTTTGGGCATCAAACTACCCAACAATTTCAGCGTCAAAAGAATCAAAGATTATTATAATTTCCACACCAAATGGATTGTATAATAAGTTCCATGAAATTTATTCAAAGGCGGAAGAAGGTAAGAATACATTTAAACACGCTCGTTTTGATTATCGTGCAGTTCCCGGAAGGGATGAAGAGTGGGCGGCAGAACAGATGTCTAACCTTGGTAAAGTCAAATTTAATCAAGAGTTTGGTTGCTTGGGTGAAAATTCTTTGGTGACAATAAAGGATGAATCGACAGGAATTATACAGGACATAAAGATTTCGGATCTGTATGATAATTTCGGTTGACAATTCATAGGATTTTATAAATACTGTATATATGGAGGAAATTATGTACATAGTTTATAAAATAACCAGAAGTGATGGTCAACTTTATATAGGAACAACATTTGACAAAGGGTTGAAACGAAGAATGACAGCCCATTCCAGATCAGATAGGTTCTTGGGATTTTCATTTGAATTTGATATATTAGAAAGAAGTGATGATTATTCTCATATTGGTGTCAGAGAGGAATATTATATAGAGTTGTATGATACTTACAATAATGGATTGAATGAATCAATTGACGGTAAGGGTAACCATCTTTGTCATGATTTTACAACCAGAGGATATATTTATACAGAAGAATCAAGACAGAAGATGAGTGAGTCAGCAAAGAAGAGAGTGGAACGTGATGGTATCCCATTTAAAGGATGTAATCACACCGAAGAACAGCGTAAAAAGTGGTGTGATACTCGTAAGGGGATTCTTCCACCAAATACAAAGTTGACAGAATCAATTGTTATACAAATCATTGAAATGTTTGAAGACCAGCCATATATAGAAGGTGTTGG